GGGCGTCGGGCGGCCCGCCATGGCACTGCGCAAAAGGCAATCGGCTTTCTCAGGCTCGACCACGACGAGGCACGGGCGCGCGTCGGCATATCTCTCCCGAGACCAAGGGCCAGCGGAGAATCCGTAGCGATTCCAACGGGCGACCACTGAATAAAGCCCTTGTGTTGCTTGTGTTTCTGTCATTTCAGTGTATCAATACGTTTTCATACGGTTCCATAGTTGCCCGTCTCATCTTGCTACCCCAGAGCCACCCCACACAGGCATCAGGATCGCATATCTCAATGGCACTAACCGACCTTGGTGTTCGCAAGCTCAAGGCCCCTCAGCCTGGCAAGCGGCGTGAAAAGTACGATCGTGAGATCCGCGGCTTCGGAATCCGCATCACCAGCGGCGGCGCGCGCTCCTACATCCTGCTCTACTCCTACAACGGCCGGCGACGCAGATATACGATCGGCAGGGTCGGCGAGATCGATATTGAGGATGCACGCGAGGAGGCAAGGGACCTCCGCAAGCAGGTTCGACAGGGTCGGGATCCGGCTGCCGAGCAAAAGGTCGCCCGCGCCGAGCAGAGGACCGCCAGTGCCATCGCCAAGGCTGCCCCTGCTCCGGTCACCTTCCGTGAGGCAGTCGACACGTATGAGAAGCGCCGGCTCGGCAATCTGCGCCGCGGGCGCGCGGTTAGGCAGGCGATCGACAGGCACTTGATGCCGCACTGGGGCAATATGCCATTGACCGCGGTCACGCGAGACCATGTTCGGGAGCGTGTCGAGGCTCTAGCCGACGCCGGATTCCCCGAGGCCGCCCGGAGCGCACTGGCGATTTCACAGCGCTTGTTTAACTGGGCGATCGCGCGCGGAACCTTCGGCGTCTCGCAGTCGCCTTGTGAGAAGCTGCGCCCCGCCGACCTGATCGGTAAGCGGACCCCTCGAGACCGCGTGCTAACCGACGCGGAATGGCGTGCGCTATTCCTTGCTGTGCAACGCATGGAGCCGCAGGCCCAATCAATAATCAGGCTACTCGCTTTAACCGGGCTGCGACGCAACGAGGTTTCGGATGCGCGCTGGGCCGAGCTCAATCTCGATCAGAAGGAGTGGGTGATTCCGGCTGAGAGAATGAAGAGCGGCGCCGCGCACGCGGTCCCGCTGATCCCACAGGTGGTCGAGATCATCAATTCGGTGCCGCACACCAGCAAGGAGTTCCTTTTCCCGAACAAACGCGGCAACCGGCCGTTCAGCAGCTTCACAGCGATGAAGGCGAAGCTCGACGCCTTGATGCGCGAAGAGCTCCGGCGTGAAGATCCGGAGGCCGAGCTCAAGGGTTGGACGATCCATGATGTCCGTAGGTCGGTGAGGACGAGATTAAGCGACCTGCCGATTCCCAACGGCGATGTCGTTCGCGAGTTAGTCGTCGCGCACGCGAAGCCCGGGCTGCATAAAGTCTACGACCTACACGCCTATATGGCCGATCGTCGCCGTGCCTACGAGCTCTGGTACGAGCGGTTAAACTCGATCCTAGAGAAGCGGTCTGCGGATGTGATCGACTTGGCACAGCGGGCGAGCGAGGGGCATTAGTCTCAACCAATATCGGCCTTGGGGATAGTCGCCGGCACTGCATTGCGTAGCCTCATAATACCCCATATATCACCATCCGTTCTAGCTTTCTCCACGGTTCGTGCCGGCAGCTGTGCCGGTTGCGTGCCAAGCTAACTAGTTGAAAAATCACAACTGTGCCGGTGTGCCGCCAAAATGAGCCTACCACCACCAAAAGCGTGTCGACTGATCCGTAAGTTTCACGCGCTACTCGGGTCCGATAAGGAACACGAGCGCGCGACGGCACGCAAAAAGATCGACAGCCTGCTCGCCGAACATGGTCTCACCTGGAATGATATTCCCGCAATCCTTCTGGCCGATCGCGAGGACGATGCCGCTCCGCCGCCATCGCCGCCGCCCGATCAGCCGGCGGATCCGCCAGATGGATCGAACCTCAACGTGTACAACCTCGTGCACGAACTTGTGCGGCGACACATCTATGTCGCGCCGGAAGAGTGTACCGCCATCGCGCTCTGGATCTTACACGCATGGGTCTTCCGCCGATTCACGCACTCGCCCCGGCTGGCATTGATCAGCCCCGTGCGCGGATGCGGAAAAACAACCACCATCGCGTTGATCGAGCAGCTGGCCCCCAGTTCCTGGCGTGCGGACGATGTGAGCGCTGCAAGCATCTACCGGCAACACCCGCTGCCGATCTTCCTGCTCGATGAGTTCGACCAAGCGAACCTGCGGAATAATTCTACGCTGAAGGCGGTGCTCCACTCTGGTTGGGGTGACGGTGGTAGCATCTCCCGCCATATCGACGGCCGGCCGCGACAGTTCAAGGTTTTCACACCTGTTGCCATGGCGGCAATCGGCGCGCATTCGTTGTCGTTGCCTCTCCTCGATCGCAGCATCGTCATCAATATGCACACGCCGCCGCCGGACGTACAAATCGAACGGCTCGAACAGCTCAGCCCGCAGTTTACCGTGACGCGCAAGCTGATCTTGAAGTGGGCGCAGACGGTGCAGCTTAATCCAGCTCCGGACATGGCTGGCCTTACTCTTCGGCCGGCCGATAACTGGCGCGCCATCTTCAGTATTGCGGACAGCCTCAGCGCCGGTGCGGAGGCGCGGGCTGCGGCGCTGAAGCTCAAGGCCAACCGTACGGATGTAGATCCCGGTGTCGCCCTTCTTCGGGATATCCGAAGCGTCCTACAGCAGCGCGGCGCCGATCGTATCGCGAGCCTAGAGCTCGTCACCGCCCTGCACGAGCTTAACGACTACTGGGCGGATTGGGATGATAATCGGCCGGGGCGCAAGCTGACGCCGGCGGATCTCGGTCGTCTTCTGCGCGCCTTTCATATCCGATCGAAATCGATCTGGCCGTCGCAGCGAGCAACGAACAGCCGGAGCCGGAAGGGGTACACGCGCGATCAGTTCGAAGATGCATGGCGCCGGTACTGTCCAGAAGACGGCACAACGGCACAACCTAAGAAAACCATACACTTGGTCGGAAGCTGATCCGGCACAGCAAGCGGCACATCCATGCCGAACCTAACACAGCGAGGCCGAGCGTGAGCCATGACGGAAGAGAGGGCATACGATTTATTCCAGCGGGCCATCGCCGAATCCGGTGATCCGGTAGCTGCGGACACCATCTACAACAGGGCGAAAGAAGACTTGCTTCGGCGGGTTGGCCAATACCCTATTCCCAGGCTGAAGATCGCGCCGGAGCGCGAGGGCAAGTGGTTCCTTCAATCGTCGGCAATCTATGCGCGGGTGGGATATCAAACCGCCTTGGGTTGGAATGATTCACAGATCAAACACGCCATCAAACGCGATTGGCCCATGAGCAACGACACCTATTACCGGCTCATTGATGCCTCGTCCGATTGCAAGCTTGAATCTAACAAACGGCTGCCCAAAGCCGAATAACACTCCCTAATCGGACGCCTCTCTCCTTAATCGGACAAAACCTGTTTGGCGGCGACCGATTCCGACTGGCTCGTAGGTTCAGTCGGCTCCATGTCTAGCCCTGCGAATTCAAGCAAGGCTTCACATGCGTTTCCTCAGAGACAAGGATCTGTTCCGTGACCTCGGAGTGTCGAAGTCCGAAGGACAGCGTTTGCGGAAGGGCGATCCTGAGTTCTGTGAGAGTCATCTCATATCGCCCGGCATCCGTGTCACCACAGACGCAGAGCGCGATCGTTACATCCAACTACGCATCGATCGGGCGAGGCGAAGATCCTTTGCGCCACGAAAGGCCGGTCCAGGTCGCTCTCGGAGAGTCTCTGTATGAGCTCCGAGGACAACGGCTTGGATATTCCCGGCTATCTGCGGATCTCACAGGAAGAGCGCGCGCAGGCGCGGCAGGACTGGAAGGGCTTTCCTAGCCAACCTAAGGCCGCCCTCGAGGATCGTGGTCCTGGCAGCGTTGCGCGCCGGCTCGGCTACACCGACGGCATCAACCGCACTTTCGTCGCCGAGCTTGAAGCTCGTGAGATCGCGGAGCGCGCGCGCAAGCGCGAGGCAGGTCTCGCGCGCTTAGCAGCATGGAAGGCGGAGCAGGCGGAAATCAAAGCCGTCCAGGCTCAGGCCCGCCGGCAGCACAAGGAAATTTTGAAGGTTTGAGAGAAACGGGGGCTCCAGGGTCGAAGCCCCCGCTGAAGGCTGTTTCGCAGCAGTCATAACCCATCGGCCCAAGAAAGGATGGTGAGCGCAATGGCTGTGCTCACATATGACGACCAGCCCCGGCTGGCAAGGCTACCCCGGAAGCGAAAGCCGACGGGCACTCGTAGATCCCCCCACGCCCAAATCCGGGATGGGGTTCGCGTCGCGAACTTGAAGGCCCTCACGGCCGGCGAGTTCTACCTCGGCAAAGTCGCCCGTAAGGAGTCCGTAACCTTACGGGAGGCGGCGCTGCGGCACGGAACGAACGTTGCGTACCTCCGTGCGGCAATCACCGTGATCAAGGCGAGGGATCAGGAGTGGATCGATCGCCTCTTACGCGGTGACGGATACCCGATCGTGGCGGCGGCGAAATTCCTGGAGCCGCAGGTCAAGGCGATCGAGGCTCTCAAGGCTGCCGGCTCGGCGAATCTGAGGGCCATCTACGCCAGCACCGGCTTCACCAACAAATTGGCGAAGCTCCTGGCCGACAGCCCGCCTGCGGCCCGCACCAGCGCCGCCCGCTACTTTGGGCGTCCGGACGTCATTTGGGATGAGATGGTCGTCCCGACGATCTCACCCAACGCGGCGGAGTAACGCCGCGCCCCGAGGGCACTGCGGTTTCGACCGTGGTGCCCTCATTTTTTTTCTCGAGCTCGGAATTCGAGACAGAGGACGAAGCAGCATGACCAGAATCATCCCAGCCGCCACGCGTAACACAGCGCCGCGAGGAGCGAAGATGCTGGTTGTTGGTCCGACCGGCGTTGGCAAGACCTCGCTCCTGCGCACGCTCGATCCGGCGACAACGCTGTTCGTCGACATCGAAGCTGGTGACCTCAGTGTCCAGGATGTGCCGGTCGATACATTACGTCCGCGCACCTGGCCGGAGCTGCGGGACACCGCTGTTTATTTGGCTGGCGCCAACCCCGCTGTGCCACGCGATGCGATCTACTCTGAGGCGCATCTCGATGCCGTGATCGACAAGTTCGACAATGCCGAGGGGCTTGGCCGGTACAGCACCTTCTTTATCGACAGCATCACCGCGGCCGGTCGTCTGTGCTTTGCCTGGGCGTCCCAGCAGCCAGAGGCATTCTCGGAGCGCAGTGGCAAGCGCGATCTGCGCGGCGCTTACGGACTACATGCCCGCGAGATGTGCGCCTGGTTGATGCACCTACAGCAGGCCCGTCCGGTCAACATCGTCTTCGTCGGGATCCTTGAGACCGTCACCGACGATTTCGGTAGGACCGAGCACCGGCTCCAGATGGAGGGCAGCCGCACCTCGCGTGAGCTGCCGGCGATCGTCGATCAGATCATCACGATGCAGTGGGTGAAATTCGGTGATGATGCGCCCATCCGCGCGCTCGTCTGCACCTTGCCGAACCAGTGGCACTACCCCGCCAAGGATAGAAGCGGCCGCCTCGACCAGATCGAGCAGCCGCATCTCGGCAAACTGTTTGACAAGCTCACGAGGGCCGGCGGCGCCCTCGCTGTTGATCATCCTGCCGCCACGCAATCTCCCATCACATGAGGTAATCAAAATGGGAACATTTGACTTTAATACGGCTACCGAACAGCAAGTCTTCGATCTTATTCCTGCGGGAGAGATCGCTGTAGTCCAGTTGCGTATCCGCCCTGGCGATGCCGGTGATGATGGACTCCTTAAGCGGTCCAAATCCGGCGAAGCCGAGATGCTTGATTGCGAGTTTGTCGTCGTCGAAGGCAAATTCGCCAAGCGCAAGTTCTGGTCGAACATGGTCGTGTCCGGCGTTACCGACGGGCACGCTACGGCCGGAGACATTACCCGCAGCAAGCTCCGAGCTATCCTGGAGTCGGCCCGCGGGATCAAGCCGACTGATGTAAGCGAGGCGGCGAAGAAGGCCCGGAGCGTTGCCGGCTACGAGGACTTCGACGGCCTCCGCTTCATCGCGAAGATCGGCGTCGAGAAAGGGTCCAACGGCTATAAGGACAAGAACGTCCTTGAGCTCGTCATTACGCCGGAAATGAAGGGCTGGCACCAGGTCGAGCAAATCGACAAAGCGGCCACACCTTCGGCACCGGCGGCGGCGGACGGCGATCGCAACAAGATCGTCAAGCCAGCGTGGGCGTCATGAGCCGGCGCCGGAAAGCTCCGGTCCGGTTCCCGTCGCCCAGCGCGATCGAGAACGCATGGCTTCGGCAGGCAACTGCCGAGGCCATCGCGGCCGCCCGCAATGTCGTCCGTTCGGGCACGGTGCCACCGATGACGCCGGTCGGGCGGCTTAGTGACACCGAATGGGGCTGGATCGTCGCCTCTATTCTGTTCGCCTGGATCAGGGAGCGGGCCACACAGGCGACAGCGAACGGGCTCCATACCGAGAAGCAGCTTCAGCAAACGGGCCTCGACCCCGATCCGTGGGATGCCGGCGCGATCGCCTGTGTTCTACCGGAGCTCGCTGAGAGCAAGGTCGATTGGAACGCGTCCCTAGCTGAGCTCTCACGCGACGAGATGATCATGTTTCTCGGAGACGCATTCAGGCTGATCCAGAAGACCATGCACGCTCGCGATCTCGGTGAGCACCAGATTACTCGCCAGCCACCGACGGGGCCGACGACAGAAGACATCCCCTGGAACGATCCGATTCCGGGCCTCGCATAGGGTGCGCCATGGCCATCGATTTCAATCGCACCGAAGCTTCCGCCGCGCCCGCGAGCATCGCCATCAACGCTCTGCTTGATGCCGGCGCGCGCACTGATCCGGAGCGGACCCGTAACTACTTGGGCGCCAGCGCGGTAGGGCATCCATGCTTGCGCCAGATTCAATACACCTGGATGTGTGATCCGACCCACGCGACGCGAACGCGCGACATCTTCGCTCGCGGACATTTCTTTGAGGCCCAGAGCAAGGCTCACTTCGAGAAGGCCGGCTTCCGGTTCGCCGACAAAGATCGGCTTGAATTCGAAGCGCTCGATGGTTGGCTCCGTGGTCATGCCGATGGAATCTTCCTTTCCGGACCCGAGATCCCCGGAATTACCTACCCCTGCCTCTGGGAGCACAAGGCGATCAACGCAAGGGGCTGGCGATCGTTAGAGCGCGACGGATTGGCGAAGGCGTACCCGCAGTATGCTGTGCAGGTCGCGCTCTATCAGTTTTACCTAGGTGTCGACGCTAATCCTGCCATCTTTACTGCGACCAACGCTGATAACTGCGAGCGGCTTCATATTCTTGTCCCGGCTGACACCGAGCTCGCCGAGGCCACCTTCCAGCGCGTGCAGACGATCGTCGACGCAACAAAACGCGGTGAGCTGTTGCCGCGCATGACGGACGATCCGAACAATTGGAAATGCCGCCTGTGCGGTCACAAGGATCGGTGCTGGCGGTCATGATCGATACCAAGACAAACGACATGCTTGAGAAGCTGCTCAAGGTCGCCCTCTCCTCCGACAAGGACGGCGAGGTGGTTGCTGCCGCGGCCGCAATCAGGCGAACCCTCACCAACGCCGGCTCCGACATTCATGAGCTTGCTGCACGCGTCAAAGGTGGAAAGATCCCTGAATCGGAAATGAAGCGCGTCTACGACGCCGGCTATCGAGAGGGAAAGGACTCCGCCGCGACCGCCCAGGGCTTCAGTAATACCGAGGGGCCATCGTGGCACGAGATGGCGACCTACTGTGTCGATCACGATAACGGGCGGCTCCTGCCGCGAGAGCGAGAGTTCGTTAACGACATGGTGCGCTGGTGTGCTCGCCGAGAGCCGTCCGAGAAACAAGGAAGGTGGCTCCATTCGATCTGGGTCAGGCTGGGGCGCCGGCGATGAGCAAGAAACCGGAGACGCTCAAGGGCGACCTCGCGCATCTGCCGGCCGCGTTGACGCCGCTGATGGCGCTTCACCATTGGGTTCTGTGGCGCTGGGAATGGCGCAAGACCTGGACCAAACCACCGTTCACGGCGGCGGGGCAGCACGCGAGGAATAACGACCCGACGACATGGACCTCCTACGAGTCCGCTCTCTCCGCCATGCAGAACGGTGGCAAGTTTGACGGCATCGGATTTGCGCTCCTCGACGCCCCTTTTGATGTGGTGGACCTCGACCATTGCCTTAACCCGGCTACAGCGCAGATCGACGAATGGGTGCGCGCCTGGATCAGCGCGGCCAGCGGCGCCTACGTCGAGCGGACACCTTCAGGTGAAGGATTAAGAATTATTGCCGGCGCGGGCAGCACCAAGAAGCTGCATCGTAAATGGCCAGTGAGAGGTGCACGCTCTGGCGCGGCGATCGAGATCTACCGGAACTGCGAGCGCTACATCACCATCACCGGCCTCCAGGTCGGCGACTGCCAGGAGCTTGGGCAAGCTAATGGCTTACTTGAGCAAATTAAAGAAGAGATGGAGCGCGCCGGCAAGCACAGCGAGGAACGCGGAGCGCGATTCGATTTCAATACTGCTGGCAACAAGGCTGGCGCCGGCAAGGTTGATTATGACGACGTGATCCAGAACGGGCCGCCCGACGGGGTAGACGTTAGCGCGCTCTTCCATTCAGTCGTCGGACACCTTGCCGCCAAGGGCATGTCGCTCGACGAGATCGTCGAAGCCCTAAGCAAACCGATACACGGAATCGGACAACGGTATCCCGGCCGGCTGCGACAGGAGGTCGAGCGCTCCTTCCGGAAGTGGGAGTCGAAGCGCGGGCAAACGATATCGCCGCCGGATGCGGCTGAGCCCGATGAGGATCTGGTGTGGCACGATGTCGAT